TAACATTTGTAATACAGTTTTTCTACTAATCGCTTAATCATTGTTTGTCCTCCATTAAATCAAATATACTGATCTGATCTGAACTGTTCTTCGGCATTTCCATATATTCAACGGGGCTTGTATCTCCCATAGCGTATCTTATTCGAGCGTCAGCAATAGGTAAGTATTCTTCCGTCAGTTCGATACCGATATACTTGTAACCAGCGTTCCTGTCCCTGTTCTCGTACATTGTCGCCTTGCCCGTACTACCGCTGCCGTTGAACGGATCTAACACTATACCTCCCTTCGGTGTAACAAGTCTTACAAGGTGTTGCATCAACTCAGTAGGCTTGACAGTAGGGTGCGTGTTCTTTCTGATCTGAATGCTGTTCATTCCGCCAGCCTTAAGGTTCTCTTCAATATTTCCCCTTTTCGGTTCGGCTTGTGCTCTATTTGAGTATGCAAGTGGTCGATCTTCAAACTGTTCTAAGCCCTCGTCTCGGTCTCTCTTGCTTGCCTTAGCACAATAAAAATATCGGGAAGCGCTTTCTTCGGCTGTCTCAGGCATTCCGCCGCATACTTCGTCTTTGTCAGTATCGTCATACGTCAGGATAACGTTTGCAGGGAAGCGTCCATTTACAGTAAATTCTAAATCTTTACCTGAACCATCCAACATACCTATCCCTGTATCACCTTTTTCGTGATTATCTATTTTTTGTGGCGATGAACCTTCACCTTTATATGTTCTTTCCTCAACGCCTACCCTGCATTCGTCTATATTGATACCGCCTACACCATATCTCAGTACGTTATCAACACATGAACCTTCGCAAGGCTTACGGGCTACAATAACAGGTTCGTAAGCGGGCTTCAGTGTCGTTCCCCATCCATCCCACTGCTGCCCTTCTGCTGTCTGATAGTCCACCTTGTCAATCCTTAAGTGCTTATCTTCCCAATAGTTAGATGACCTAAAACCCTGTTCTTTTGTGAGTTTTCCCATGCCCCAATCACCTGTTGCTACCATTTCACCCTTTAACTTGCGAAAATCTTGCGTGTTAGCACTTCCGTTTATCAGCTTGCTTTCAACAGCCTTGCCCAAATTCATGCTTTTAGGAAAACCTGAACCATATAGCCACATAATCGTGTCTCTGATCTCAAGCCCCGCATCTTCAATCGCACATGCGATTCTGTGGAATGTTCGGCTACCGCCAAATGCAAGAAGATAACCGCCAGGCTTAAGAACGGTATAGCACTGTCTCCATGTACTCGCTTGAAACGCTATCCCTGAGTTGTCCCAACCCTTATTCATAAAGTTTAGTTCGTAAGGCGGGTCCGTAACAACGCTGTCAATGGACCCTGGGGCAATTACGTTTACCATATCAAGCATTGAGCCGTGATATAACTTAAACTCGCCTGTTTCACTGTATAACTTCATCTTGCATCCTCTATTACGATAAATATGTATCCGTTCTCTGCCCACTTCTTTTCCGCTACCAACTGAACTATCAAGGCATCGTCCTTAAGGAAACTCATTTCGGTTAAACAGTCCAGCATCAATTTGAGCATATTATCCAAATCAGGTCGGGTGTCTTTCCACCCTTTCCTGATCTTTCTCTTATCCTTAGTCGGAATGCCCAGCTTGACTGTCAGCCTTACGGGTGTCTCTATCGGTTCGTCAGGAACGTATTTTTTCATTGCCCACTCGATAGTACGTCTGGCTTGAGTGACTTCGTGTTTCTCGTAAAAGAACGGTCTACCGTGAACTACTCTTACACCCTTTTGCTGTGCCGTAATCGTAGGTGGGTCAATATCCAACATCATTATTATTGTGTTCATAACTGCCTCAGAACTCGAACGGCAAGCCCATATCCTCTAAGTCATCTGTACTTATCTGTGATATATCGGGCTGTTGTGAGATTTCGTGTGCTTCCTGGCTCAAGGACGGTTTCATTTCCTTTGTCTTAAAGTCAAGGATATCAAAGTCCTGTACTACGATCTCGTAATCAATCCTCTTAACGTCGTTCTGGTCAACGTATTCGCTTGTTACAAGGCTACCGCTAATAGATATCTTCGCTCCCTTATAAGAGTGATTGACTAATGCCTCAGCACCCTTGCCCCATATTACGCAAGTGAAATAGTCGCTCTCGTTCCTCTTAAGTCGCCTGTCTACTGCTATGCGGAAACGGCAATACTGACTGTTAGCCGTTTTCTTAAGGGTCAAATCCTGTACTACTCTTCCTGTCATTACTACACAATTCATATCATTTCTCCTTTGGGTGTCTTATTGTAAGGTAGGCTTTCTTGCCGTTGATCCTTACTTCTTCATCTTCCGTAAATTTCTTGTACAACTTCGGGTGTTTTGCCTTGAACGCCTCAGTATTGAAAACTGTCTTATAGTCAATCCTCGGTTCTACGGCAGGGACTGCTGTTATACTGATACCGCTTTTCGTTTTCCATGAGCGGATACCGTTATCACGCATTGCCTGTAACAACTTCGCTTTCTCGCTCTCGTAGGCTTTCTCTACCTCTTTGAATAAGAAAAGCTGTTCTTCAAGCCTCAGCATCTTGTTTGAGATATCCTGTACCGCTACGGGTAATAAGTCCTCTTCCGCAAGTGAGGGATTAGCCTTGACCTGTTCCAAATCAATAAGGAACTTTTCTACGGCTGCCACTATCTCATTAACCTTGTCTGTATAGTCCTCTAACTTGATCTTGTAAACAATGAGCCTGTTTTCGTCAAATTCAGTGTCCATATCGTCAGGGCGGTCATAGATAGCAAGCATTCCATTCTTTCTGCCGTTCATGTGCATATAGTAAAGCAACTGAACCAAATAATCAGGATAGGAAGATACAGGACAAGCAAAGTCCTCAATGCTTGTTGTCTTAATCTCAAGTATCGTGCTTCTTGTTTCTCCGTCCGTGTGGCATCTACAAGAGATATCCTCGCACTCTACACCGTTAATATACAGTGGGTGAAAGTGCTTCCCCTCGACAAAGTTCTTCTTGTACTCACGGTTGATATACTCTCTGATCTTAGGCTCAAGGGTGTTCCCGAATTCCGTATAGGCATTGCCCTTAAAGTCACTTTCTCTCAGTCCTGCCTTTTCCATGAGCAAGTCAAATCTCTTCTTAAAGGGGCTGATATTCATAATCGCAGGGATATCTGAGCCTCCGATGTATCGGTTACGATCTACACTTACAGTGTCTTGCATTATGCGTTTGCCTCCTTGTTAATGCTACCTGTTGCCATGCCCTGAGCAAGTGCCAAAGCGTCCACAAAGTCGTCTGCCGTGCTATTCTTATTCAGGTTGCACATGTGCCCTACTTCACGAATATTTACACCGTTGGCAGAACAGTAGTCAATAAGCATCTGCCTTGCCTCGTCCTTAGACATTTCAGGAATGTCAGCCGTAGGTTTTGTAGGTGCTGTCTCCGCGATAGTTTTCTTTGCGGGGGCTTTCTTAACAGGTGCTTTCTCAGGTTTTGCCTCAGGCTTAGTTCCGTATGTGTAGACTACTTCCTTAGTTCTTGCATTGGCAATAGACAGATAAATGATCTTTCTGTCCTTGACCGTCATTTCCGTTACAATGAACCCAACCTTAGGCTGATTTTTGTCGTTCTTCTCGTACTTGTCTGACGGTATCCAAATGAACGGGGCTGTGTACAGTTCTCTACCGATACCCCAGTTGAAGCAAGCTCTCTTGAAACTGTCAGACGCAAGTCCCTTTTCAGCCTCAGTATTGCTCTCTGTTCCTGTATCCTCTTTCTCAATCCACTGCTTCTTATCATCGTCCCAAATGGAAACAATACAGTTAGCATTATCTCTTGTGTGCTTTCTCTGCCAATTCATAGCACCTACGCTTTCGTCAAGGATATTCATATCGCACCTGGCGTCCTTGTAAAGCAACAGTGTGCACCCGTTCGGTCTACACATCCCTACTCGGCAGTCAATCTCGTCTGCCCTTAACTCTCTGAACTCAAGTTTCATTAGTTGTCCTCCTCTTCGATGATAGGCAAATTAAGTGCCTTGCTGATCTTGATTGCTGCCTCTACGGGCATCTTTCGCTGTCCCTGTACCCAACGCCATAATGTCTGCGGATTGAGTCCCGTCTTATTAGCCAACCAACGCTGACTAATGCCGTTGTCCTTGAGGTGCTTTCTGACTCTTTCGTGAAACTGCATCTGCTCGCCTCCTTCCTTTTGTTTCTCTACCATTACAAGGTACGGTTCGCATATTATCGCCGCATTCCTTGAAATACTTACAGCCTCTACATGGATGAATTGCCACTTGCCTCCCTCCAATCTATGAACTACCATTATTGTACATTTACATTGTTTTTCTGTCAACACTGAAATTCACAATGTCAATATGAGGGCAAAATTATAACCCCCGCAGGTTCATCCGTGGAGGGAAGTAATCGGGGGTTATAAATCAATTATTGGGCAATAGGATATTACCAAAAGAAGAGGGGACCGTCAAGCCCCCTCTTCCGTCAAACCCGCCATTGTTACCCCAGCCGCCATTACCGATAAGAGCAAGGAAGAGGATTAAGAACCAGATACCGTCACCGCCCCAACCGAAGCCGTCTCCGCCTCTGCTGTTTCCACATACAGCCGCAATATCTGCTGCGCTCATGTCGTTTGTCGTCAAACTCATGTGTTAAATCTCCTTTTTGTGATTATTTATTTTCAGTTCTTGCAAGAAAAAGAAAAATTAAGTAAAATAAAAGTGCTTGCTACATAATAGCAACGACAACTCCTGTGAAGTTCCCCTGAGGCTTGCATCAACCTTCCCCTCAGGGGATTACTTTGTCCCCTATCGCATCATCCGTTGTAACTGTTCGGCTGTGTTCATCAATTCGTTGAACCGCTGTTGGCTTAACTGACCACTGTTAAGCATCTGTTGTACCTGTTGCTTAGGATCGCCACTAACCATACTTCTGAACTGTTTATACTGTTGGATAAGGTTGTTATTCATCGGCATATTGCCAAACGTATTAAACACAGGAACTGCAAGCCCCTGCCAACTCGATATTGTCGCAAAACAAAAACACCTTGACGATGAAGTCAAGGTGCAATTATCGTGCTATTATCGTGCAATGTAAGGTTATAAGTGCTTAAACAGTTTTTGTTCTGCCTTATAGACAATGTTCTTTATCTGCCTGACTGACATTTGGAACTCTTCGCTTAAGGGTTCATAACAAATACCGTCAAT